AATTAGAAAGAGATTAGACCCCTTTTTCTTTGTCTTGATAACAGCTTTATTATCTTGTTTATTGATTTTTATTGCAGCATCTAAGCTGTCAGAGTATACTTTTTGTATATACTTCACGCTATCTTTGAAGCGCTTGTTATCGAAACGTATTTCATATCTCGTTTTAGGCACAAAAGATGTCTTGTAACGAATGATTGTATCTTTTTGAGTTACTACCTTCTCCCATACAATTGAATCGTTTACAATGTAAGGAATTGAGTCTACAGAAGTAATCTGAATTGTATCAGCTACCTCATCACAGCGGTAACCCTTCTTGATAGCTTTCTTGAGGTGGTAGTTTACAGAGCACGAGAATAATAGGTGCAATGCAAGAAAAATGATTGCTATTCTTTTCATTACTTGAAAAATGAGCGCTTCTTGTCCGCTCTGTTTTTAGATTGTGATTGCATACGAGTCTTGGTCTTTGATTTATGGGCAACGTCCTTTCCGTCACCATTACCATAGGTGCCTTTCTCTCTATTAACCTTGTTGAGCTCAGAACGATATTCACGGCGGCTATCAGTAGAGTGATACTCAGTATCATACTCTTTCTTCTTCTTACGTGCATCAGGATTCTCCTGATAGTACTTAGCAGTCCTAGAGTCACCTTTCTTTGTACCTGATAACTTATTTCTCATTAGAACTCATTTAATAGGCAGTAGCTAACCAACTTCTCAGTCTTAAGTAGCTTTATCATCTGCTTATACTTATCAACATTATTTACAACCTGACATCCGGCGCTCCACCATCCGATAGTATCACCCGATGCTTTACTTAGGTCGTAGGTGTTTGGGTGGAAATTGATTCCGAAATGACCTTCCTGAAGCTTTCCTTGCTCTTCTGATTGGTTATCCTTGTCGGTATCTCTGTATACTTGTACTTTGTTTCCAAGCTGTAGGAGCGCTTCAACCTTTCCGTTATGCTTTCCATACTTCCATACATTATAATACCATCTGTCTGCGACAAGGACTGCTGCTCCATCTTTATTGACCTTCTCAAATTGATTGAGTGTAGGCGTACCCGGATTCGTTGTTGCCGATGTGACAACAATAAATTCTTCGCCCTTAAATAGATATATCTTATCATCAAACTTATTTGCAGCATCTTCTTTAGACCTAACACCAAGTAACCAATATCCTTTTGGGATTTCTTTGAAGTTACCTAAAGACTTTACTTTCTCAATAAGCTCTTTATCTGTGTAAGTTCTAACCATTACTTTTTAATGTTTCTGTATGTTTCAGCAGCGCCTTCAATAGCACCTCTTATTTTCTTTACAACTCCAAATACTGTCTTTAGTATGTTATTACCCGTGATGTCAAACCAATTCTCATTGATTGATGAGATTTCAATTAGGGAGAATATAATAAGTATTCCATTTGTAAACAAGGCTTTGTTCAAAACCATATCGTACCCTGTAATAGATAGCAAGTTCTTTACAAATGGAGTAAGAAGGTAAAAGTCCAAAGGAAGCAATGGAATGGCTACGAAAGCATACCCTGCAAACTTAAACACATACCCTCTTCTCAACATCTTAGACAAGAAAACTTCTCTGTAAGGACGTCCTTCTTTTTGAGCTACAAATCTCAATGAGATGAGCTTTACTATTGTGTCTACTCCCATAGTTCCGAATAGACATATTGCAGATAGCTCTACAGGCGACCACATAGCCGCCAATGTTAAAAGAAATATAGTCAACTTACTTTTCATTTTCCCTGAGCTCTATACTTCTTGGTATAGTTCTTGCTTGTTTTCAACTTACTTGTCTTACTCTTAGCGTGAACACCCGGGCGCTTTGCCTTAGGCTTTGCTATGAATCCTGATGAAGATTGAGCCTTTGCCATTTTTAACTTTCAATATTAGTTGGAACTTCAAATAGATACTTAAAATTTTCTCTACAGTATCCTTCACCTTTGATGCCATCAACATATGCTTCAGCTTCTTCGATAGTATCGAATTGCTCAACAATAGGTTGAATAGTTCCGTATTTCGCTCCGCTTGTTACAAATGAAAAGTGAACTATCTCTGCATTTTCACTTGTAGCTATAATGTACTTGTCTGATGTTAGTTGAATTTCCATATTATTTTAGTTTGTAGATACTGACCAACCCTTACTTATCAAATTATTTTTAGCAGTAACTCCTGCTCCTGATGGTGCCGAACATAATGAAGCTAAATTAATAGTTCCATTATATTGACCACCCGTATCTAAACCTATAAGAATTGAATCAACTGATTCCTGATTTAATGGAGTATCATATACTTCAAATGACCTTGGATATTCAGTCCTCATTGCACGAAGACTAGATAGTATCATAGTGTTTAAATTTGAGCAAAGATTAATATAAACATCTCCAATATACTTTACATTTGGCATAGCCAATTTTGAAAGTCCATTGCACCCATATAAATACATATTAGCATTTATGTATTTTAAAGAAAGCAACTCTAAAACACTAATAGAAAAATTAGCATTTTGCCCTTGAAAACTATTAACATATTCTAATGATGGTAAGTTTATTTGCCCAACATTTCCACCAAAACTAAAATAGTTAGTAGAAAGAACAAGTGGTGCATTTAATTCGACTCCGGGGTTACCATAAATATCAAGGCTTTCAGCCATTACACAATTAGGCAAATTATAGTATCCGCATCCTTGTACAGAACCTGCACTTGGGAAGTATTCGCCATAGTAATTTAATGTGAATCCTGAACCCCATAATCCTGCAAATTGCCAAGAGGTCACCGCCTTATTATATATGTTTATTTCAGTAGGAGGTGAAAAAGAATAATTATCAACATATAAATTAAAACCTGTGAACTCCCCTAAAATATATTTATAAACAGGATTGTCATTTGGTAAATATGGAGAATTGAAATAATTAATTCTTTCTCTTGTAGCATAAGAAGGGCTATAGTTAAGAAAATATTGAACTGCATTTGGATTAGCATTATGTTGAATATCCGGAACTACCCATTGAGGAAAAGGTATTGCATCAATAATCTCTTGACCCGTAATCTTAAAACTACCCGCTCCATTTTCAGATAACTCTAAGATATCTGTTGGAGCTAAATTTCTACCTAATGAAGGTAACTCGACAATTTTCTTTCCTGCCATTTTTAATCTATTATACGTTCATCACCGTCATCGGTTAATCTATTTTCATCTAAATCTGTTACCCTTTCATCAGGATATACAGGCGAGATTGGGTTATTACCCTCAACACCTATTATAATCGCTATCTGAATACCGTTAATCATTCTACCAAAGGGCTACAATATTGCTTGCTGCTGTACCTGATGCAAATACTTTAAGTACCTGAACAGGTAAGAATGTTCCTCCTAGTACATTTGCAAATACAACATCACCTACAGCAACATTTACAGCAACAAAGTTAGCTGTCGTATCCTCAAGCTCATTTGCAATAACATTGACGTTTGTACCTGCCTTAACGACAGATGGATATGGTATGCTTGCGTTATCAGACTTTATAACCTGTAAAGCTCTTGATACCTGTAATTTTTGATATGCCATCTCTTATATAAATTAATAAGACAAAGATACAGAATATTTTAAAATGAAAAAGCCGCCCTAGGGCGGCTCGATTACTTAGTTTTGGAATTACTAAAGTATTTTATTCGTAAACTTGAATCTGAAGTCTGCATCCATTTAGAATATCGTCAGAAGAAACGCCTGAAATATTTCTTGTACTAATATATACTGTATTGTTAGTCGGCTCTACCGTAATTCCAATTAACCCCGGATTTATTGATGGTGCAAATCCATTCATTTGAATTGTAGCTATAGTCTTATAATTAATGACACCTGCATCAAAAACAAAAGTGTAAAATCCAACACCATTTCTAACTATGCTTGTAGTATTGAAATCATTATATAACAAAAATGAATCAGGGTTGTTTGTTCCTAACTGATTTACATTTGCAATATACATTAGAGGTGCTGATGGAGGTAGAGCGTTACCAACTGTGTCTACAATGTCTTGCATTGTGTATGCCTGACTCTCAGCGTTGATTAAGGCTGAGCGTCTCTCAGTCGTGTCAACACTCTGTGATAGACCGATGAATTGTTCGGTTAGAGGAATTTGTGCCATAATTTTTTTTTTTACAAATATACGAGTTATTTTTTATAGGGAAATGCCTTGTTTAATGCCTGTCTGCGCTTCTCGCATGGCGTACACTCAGCTGTCCCTTTCTTCTTTTGAGCAATTGTATCAGCAATCTTCTTGATGCCTGTTACACTAGTGACCTTGTGGATTGTATCACCAAGGCCTCTGCTTGTACTCGTAAGTTTCATTACTTTTTCTTTTTGTCCATTGTCTTAACAGAGGCATATGCCTTACCTGTTGACTTTTTGTTCATTGCCTTAGCTTCATCACGGCGGTCTTTAAGCGTTTGCTTCTTCTTACCGTTGCGAGCCGCCATTGACTCGTCCATCTTTGCATTGAATCCTTGCTTTTTCATGATTATTTATTTTTTGACGTTACTTACTCTTCTTCCCATTCCAACCCTTGACTTCTCAGCCTTCTTAGCCGCAAGCTTGGATGGGCTCATTTCACTTCTAGTTACGGGTGTCTTTGAAGACACTCTTTTAGATGGTCGGCAGTACTCATTGCTACCACCTGCACCACATGCTTTGCCTGTTCTAGTGTCAACCCACTTCTCTTTCTCCCATCTCTTAAGGCTAGTACCCTTATCGGTCTTCTTTACATTGCCTGATGCCTTGCGACATTTAGCAATAGCCTGAGAGGCCCTTGCCGATGGGAAGACATCGTATGATGCTTTGACCTTTTTATAGCAGGCGTCTTTCATAGTTGTAAATTTACTGTATTTTTTCTTATTGATTTTGCATTCTTATAGAATGAAGAACTAAAATCAAAATCAGCAAGAAACCATCCATTGCATGACTTTCTTTCTCCTGATAAAAGCCTATTTAAACTAAAAACACTTATAGATGTAAATTCAGCAGCCTGAGAAACATCATAAAAATGCATTGGCTTCTCATTTGGCTTTTTAATTGTAATTGGTTTTTCAAAGCCTTTAACAATGTATAGGTTTTTTAAGAATTTTTTCTTACCGCTTATGTTTTGTAATCCTAAAAAGCTAGCACATTCTGCTTGAGATTGAAATAAATGAATCTCACCTGTTTTTGTATTTACTATCTCTATGCTTTTACATGAATTAGGATTTAATCCGCCTATGCCGCCTATTTTAATGTTTAAACATTTTTCATCTAGTATTGATTCCTCATTTACAAGTTCATATTCAAACTTATAGGCATCTTCAACAGAATTAAATTCTTTTAATACCTCTCTTTTAAAATTTTTGTATCCGTATTTTATAACAGAATCAATAAGAGCTGACTTTATTCCTTTTCTTTTTAATGATTTTGCAGAACCATCGCTGCAAATTCCACATCCTTTATATCCTTCAGATGCCCTTCTTTCAGAATGATCTGCAATGTAGTATTTTCCTGTAGAAACACAAGTCGTTTTATAAACAAAATGTCTCATTATTTACCCTTAAGGTATTTAGTGCTTCCCGAAGACCATAAATTCTTGCAGGCCCAATATCGTGGTGTTAATTTATCCGTAGCTGTATCGCAACTATGTCTAGAACGAAAATTTTTTCTTGCTTCTGCAGAATAATTCGACTTATATCCCTCTGCACCGAAGTGAATGAGGCGCTCAGTACCTCCTGAGCAGGCCTTAACCATCATCTTTTTGCCCGGACGGTCCGACCTTCTAGGCACATTGCACTTCATTTTGCTCTTATCAGCCATATTAGTCGTTAGTACGTTTCTT